CATAAATCATGGTAGACTACTCTACCGCCGGTAATCTTTTCAATTACCAATTTTTAGTTAAAACTTGGCGCCTTCTGTTCATTTCGGTCACCATCATCCTAGAATAAGGAAGCGGGACACCCATGTTAAACGGCAAATAATCCAAATCTTTACGTGTGTAATCGACATCCATCACATACCGCAACGAATAATCGACTATATGTTTGTTCATAAAGCTGAACAGAAGATCAGAGTCTAACGTTTGTATTTCATTTAGACTGTCCAAGTATTTTTCAAATATTATTTGAGTTTCTACAGGAATTCCATATCTTTCTGCTACTAAGCAACGAGTGCTATTACCAATTTTGATTTTGGTAAATTTGTCATTTCCGGAAAGAATCTCGGCCATGACATGGCTGTACTTATTACGCATATATTCATTCTCAAATGCAAATTTCGTGTGACTACCCTGAGTAACACGAAGGCCATATTCAGCAAGACTTCGAAGAATCGGACAACCCGGGTAAGAATACAACATGGAATAGGCTTTTGCTCGCAACAATTCCTTAAGTATTTTAGGCTTACTACGACAGTAACGTCGTGTTGTCCAACCAAAGCTCAAAAGTGATTCAATTGGATTGGTAATATTATTCAAGTCCTCCTCACTAAAAACTATACCACAAAAGCTTGCAGTAGAAAGATTAGTATGCCACTCAATCTTTATAGTAAATCCAAGATCCTTAAAATCTTGGGAGGTAGGCACATTACTTCGATCAGTAAATCGAAATATCCCATCGTCACCTTCGACAAATCCGGGAGGCTCAGATATTCCTCTCTCAGAGCAAATAAATAACATCAACATCAGGTTGGAAAATCCATTTCCCAATGAAGTGTTCATCTCTCCGGACATGCGTGTTGCTTCAATCAATAATACAAAGTAGTAGAAATTACAATAATTTTCACCCATTATTGTAGCCATAAACTCACTTTCAAACCATTCCTTTTGAGGAAGGAACTGGATCATATATTCATACATTTCACATTCTATGGCTTTCATTATGGTATTCTTGAAATGTCCTTCAAAGGATGTATAGTCAGTGGCAGCATAAAAGGCTTCAGGAGTATACATTTCCATCAACATTTTGGGTCGGTCGATGACAGGTACATTTTTAATAAAATAAGGAAGATCATATTTAAGGCTTCTGACTGCGTATAATTCATGTTCAATCAGTTTGATAATAGGTCCAACCAATACCTTAAACGTATCCGTGCGCGAATATATTCCTCTGGGGTACTTATATTCAGGATATGTTTCGTCCTTTACGAAACAATCAACCTTACGGTCTCTATGATAAGTTTTATAATAGGGATCTTCTCTAAGCTTGTTGTACACTTCCCTAAGCTGAGTCTTTCTAGCCTCGGAATATTTGGTCTGTGATATCCAAGTTTCAAAAGATGTGTCAGCATCTGGGCTTAATGGCGTAAGATATTTCTTACACCAGCGCTGCACAAAGCGCCTAATTTTTCTAATTTTGACGAAAACCGGGAACGGTGGCTGAAACACCAACCTCTTTCCCATTCCCCCTAAAGTCGTCTCAGGATCCGTCGTGTCAACATGGGGCATAGCTAGTCCTCCAAGTTCACATCCTAAGCTCGCACCTACAACTGGCCTGTAGGCTGGCACATTGTCAATGTGTTTAGGCACAAACTTCACGTCAGAGCGGACTTCACCCAAATCAGGCAAAGGCACCTCATTGACTCGGTAGCCGAAGGCGAAACGCCTTAAGTTAAATTTAGGGGGGCTCTGTAAAAAGGAAGAGCCATTGTTCTTTGTTGATTATGTTTAAAATACGCCCACGCTAAAAATGCAGTCGTATAGAGAGGATCAGTCTTGAGATGTCTGCTAACCCAAATGGTTCCCACTCTCTTTAAAGCTACCTTAATTTTATCTGAAGCAACAAGATCAGTCGATCCAAAGTCCATATTCGAAAAATCCTTGACTTGATCAAGGGCCTCCAGAGAAACAACATATTCCTTATCAAATTCAACGAGCCAATGCGGAATATACTTTCCCATAGCAACAAGACTCCATGCCAGCCACCGAGACATAAAGGCCGTCAACGGGCCTGTGTCTTTATAATTTTCAGTATAAGATATGTGCAAACGGCGAGAATAACGATATCTAGCATAAACAGCATCTTCATGAGTAAATTCACCGATTGATCTTTTCTGATTATCAGTTCTCAAATCTACTTTATCCGAATCTAAATAATTAATAAATGTATAAGTATTTTTCCATCTAACCATCAAAAAGATATTTTTAAATATCCGGTAACTCAACCGTGTTACTCCAATAAAAATGCTCATACCTGCAGTACTGCTTGTCAGTATTAAAAGCCACATGACAAACCACCCACTAGCAAGTAGGTGTGGTGCAAATGGAGAAATCAACACCAAGAAAATGTGCATGAATGCAGGCATGAATATGAACATCAAAATTATGAAGATGATCAAATAACTGACCAAGAAAGTCAAAACTTCCCAAGAAACTGTTGTACTGAAAAATTCATACCACATAGACAATGAGGGCCAGCTTATTGGTGACGTGAAAGTATAACTCCTAGGATCCTCGTCATACTCATCATCAACTTCAGAAGGTGAAGGTCTAGGCATCATGACATCGACACCACCACTAGGATCATCAGTAATATCCTCAATAGCACGCCCATCCTCATCAATCATGGTGCGTTTTTCCTGTTCCGTATACATGTCATTAATGCGCTCCTTCTGGTTCCTCTTCCTAGATGAGAATCTCTGTTCATATCTAGCTTTCTCTTCCTTTTTCTTATTGATTTCCTTTTCTTCGTCTTCTTCCATCTCATTGACTTCCTTGATATCCAAGAGTTCGTCCTTAAGATCCTCAATGACCTGTTTCAGTCCATCCTCATTGGCTTTAATCTTTTCTTCTTCCAAGGATTGGGATTTACCTATCAGGTCATTTGTTTTGGTATTTCTGGTCCCTTGACCTTTATCCTTCTTAGCTTTAGATCTGTCTGTACATTTGTAGATGGGATGACCTACCTTACCACAAGATTTGCAGGGGACCAAAGCCCAACATCCAGCTTCATCATGCCCATTCTTCTTGCAATGGCTACAATATCTGTCCCTGGGTTTGATTTTCTTGCTGTCTCCGTTTATTGCTCTAGAAAAATCCCCAACAGGATCTCTCTTCCTTGGTTCGGGTTCACTCTTTACCTCAGGGGTTGACTCTGTAAGTATGGTTTCTTTGGTCTCTGAGGAAGAAACCTCCGTTTTGGTGTCCCGTGATCCTGGATTAATTTGGTCTTGACTCTCTGGGATAGAGTCTGTTTCAATTTTCTCTTGAATAGAATTTTCTTTCTCTGTAGATCCATGCGAATCGCCATTTTCCGATTCTCGAGAATATGTGTTTCCAGATCCTGAGTTCTCCAATATCTCTCGTTGTAGAACGTTTCCTCCTGAGAACTTTGGCCCAGCTCTGCATTGGCACTTGAAGGCAATTTTAGAGCATCGCTCACATTTACATTGACATTTGTATTGTCCACAGTATTCACATCCTCCATCGTCATAGCACCCACACCTATTGTAATTTTCTCCACAAAAATCGCAAAATCCATCGTAATCATAGTATCCATATTCTTCATCGAGATCTCCGAATTCATTGTTCATTTTGTTAGTTTATTTGTGTACGTTTACAATTAGGAATGTTATTATCGCTGGGCAGCACTTTGCCAGTCACTAGGTTTGTAAAACTCTAGAAAACTATTCCATTGAAATCCTTGTTCAAGGGGTACGCATTTGGAAAGCGGCGTTCTTAAGAAGAACTGCAAAGACTATTAAGATAATCCAAATGTTGTCGTCTTTCGGGCTGCTCTCGGCCGACACGGGTTTTATGAAGTCATGCTTCTTTACCACTTGCGTCTTCGCCTCGGTGTATAGTTCTCACTATCAAAGGAAGGTCGGAAAATGCTCATCATGCAACATCTCAGACTAACCATTTGGCTACTAGCGTCTCAATTACATGTAGGTTTCCAGCTATAAAAGCCCTTCTCACCACGACTGAAGGCCGGTTACCTCCTAAGACGGTCTAAAAGACCATTCGACATCAGTCCGAGAACACTAAAGTTCTGCGGCCAACCACCGGGTATTAAATCGATCTTTTTAGTCATCTCTGACCGCACAAGGACTTGCAGGTGACTAACCTTTTGTCCTTTGCGCGCAGATCCCTAAGGATTGAACTCTGCTATGCTAGCGATTTCAGCGCCTCTCAAATTTTTCCATCGGTCGCTCTGGAACGGTTTATTCACTTGTATGAAGCTCGTTGACGGGTTTTTCCAACTGGGAACATAATTTGCTTGTCTACTAGCACAATTAACGCTTTTCCCATTCATCATCCAAACTTTGAAGTGAAGCTCACTCTCCAAACCGGCCGTCAGAATTGACAGGCTATATTAGCATTCCGAATCATCTCATCGGATTTAAAGTCTGTGGTACATGCTCCACAGCAGCTTTTGGTAAAGCCTAAAACTGCAATAATGATTGCAATTATAGTGATAATCTTTTAATGCGCCTCACTATAGCGCTTTAGTGCCTTCCCGGCACAGGGACATTAGATCTGCCCCAAATTAGGTTTACTAAGACGTGTTTTAGTTCTAGTCTTCTTAAGCTCCTCCTCATCAATAGATTCTTCCTCTTCAGATTGTGGGGACTCGAGATTTTTATCATTTTCGTCTTTATATTCCACCGACAACTGCTTGTCAGTATCTGGGTTGGGAGCAGATGGGTCAAAATCCATTGGGAGAAGTAAAACCAGAGTTGCACAGAAGAGGCATGACGCCATGGAAGTATTTGCAAATCTCATGGTGGTTGGAGTTGAAGCGCTGGACAGCTTAGTCCAAAAAGACTGACATAAAAGGTCAGTAGCGCCAGTTATGGCTGAATAGGTCATATAAGTAGAGATGACCAATGACGATCCCGCCGGACAAGTGACTGTCGGGGCAGTAGCAACTGTACCTCCGACCAAACGCCATTGTAACATAAATTTAGCCCCAGGTTGAATTCCAAATATAGTAAGATCACTCCAACCGGAATTTGTAGATCCAATTTGAACAGAGAGATTCCCAACTTCATATGTGGGATAAAGTGACGTTCCAAATCTAGCCGCTGTGACTACTCCCGTAGGACCCCACTCGGCATAGTCATAAGTTCCTCTTTCTCCTTGGGCGGGCAATGCTGGGATCATAAATGTAACGCTGTACTCGGCATAAATCCTGCCAATTGTATTGGTATTAGGTTGTCCAACGGTAGCCACTATAAATTTTCCCAGGTCATAGGAATGTATATCTGAAAATTCTGGCTGAGTACCCAGCCTAACGAACTTGTTGGGAAATTGTCTATCAAAATTGACCTTAGAGACGATGTAATTTACACTGGCCCAAGAAGGGCCCGAAACCGCATCACAGTGATTCATCACTTCGTTTTCATTCACAGGAGAATCGTCTAATGAATCAAAGTCTATTGCTATCATTACCATCCCAGTCGTTGACGTACTGGTTGCAGGTTCATAGATGAATCTAAGAAAATTCCAATGGTACATTTCATACGTTATAGCTTCATTGGATAGCCATGGGAAAGAACTATAAAGTCCTGGGTTAAGTTCTGCAGTGATGACACTAAAGGCCGTCGATCCTGCTAATGTGGAGATGAGTTCTCGATGTACTACAGTTTTAGTGCTTCCATTTCCACTTATTTTAGGAGCTTGAGACTTATTGGTAAACCCTATCTGTACCGGGGCCTGTTCAATCAAGTTCCTGCGCCGTATGTTGGGCTTTCTACCTCTTACTCTACGACGACTTTTAAGATTTTTGCGTTGGGTCTTTTTACCCTTGCGTTGTTTTCGATTTCTTTGCATAGTTAATCTTTAAGACGGGTCTTTCTATAACCATCGATCGACCCCGTTTTCGCCAGATGGGTAGTTATCCTCCATTTGATTGCGCACTGCAACTGGCTTGCCATTTCTGACAATTTCAACAGTGAGTGGCCACACAGGGCGGTCACTGATGGCGAACACTTTATTCATATACGAGTTCGACTCGAAGATGCGACCCAAAGCTG